TAATAAAAAATAACACTAGATATTTTTGCTCATATTTTATTCTCGATCGTTGTTTAATATAATAATGCTCTTATGATTATAGAAAATAATTCATTAGGTATCGGAGTTTTGACTAGGTTGCAAGATTTAGACTATAAAAATTTATATTATAGTGTAAAATCTACACATGAATATGTTGATGAAGTGTCTGCTCAAGCCCTTGGCGGCGTTGCGGGATTCACTATGTCTATGAAAACTCGACCACTTGTTATTGCGAAGTTTGAGGAATTCGTGAGAAATAAACTAATTACTATTAATTCCGTGCGTCTTGCGAATGAAATCAAAACATTCGTATGGCACAATGGAAGGCCGCAAGCAATGAGGAGTTATAATGACGACCTTGTGATTGCGGCTTGTATCGGTTGTTGGGTAAGAGGGACAGCCTTGACGGCAAATCAACGGGAGACAGATTATAAAAAGGCACTACTAACGAGTATATCTGTATCATCTACCACTCTTAACACTAAGATACATGGACAACACGGCTTTAAAGGACAAAAAACAACCTTTAAGGGCAACGACGGAAAAACTCATGACCTGAACTGGATTATTAAAGGATAAACATGGCTGACAATCAAAACAACAACGCAAACAACCCACGCAATAACCAATCTGCCTTATTTAAAAGGCTGACTCGGCTGTTCAGTGGTCCTATCGTAGATTACGATCGCCCTTCTGTAGTTCGTGGCTCCCGCCGTGATGTTATGAAGTATACATTTACCTCTAGCACTGGCAGGGAATTCAAGAAAAAAGAATATTACAATCCTTTTGGTGATTTAACTAACAAGGTTTTGTACAATCGCAACAAACAGATGCGATATACAGATTTTGAACAAATGGAGTACATGCCAGAGATCGCCTCGGCTCTTGACATTTACGCAGATGAAATAACAACCTCTACCGCATTTAATCCAATTATTAATATTGATTGTCACAACAGAGAAATCAAGGATATCCTTAACACTTTGTTATACAATGTTCTTAATTCAGAGGCTAATCTTTTTGGATGGGCTCGTAGTGCCTGTAAGTATGGTGACTATTATCTCTATCTGGATATTGACGAAAAGCTTGGAATTACTAATGTGATTCCTTTGCCAGTGCGTGAAGTAGAGAGAATTGAAGGAACTGACGCCACTAATCCTAATTATGTACAATACTTCTGGCAGAATGCCGAAGGAAACAAAGGAGTAACCTTTGAAAATTGGCAGGTGTCTCACTTCCGTGTACTAGGTAACGATAAGTATGTACCCTATGGTACTTCGGTCCTAGAGCCATCCCGCCGTATATGGCGGCAACTTACGTTGCTAGAGGACGCTATGATGGCGTACCGTATTGTACGCTCACCCGAACGCCGTGTCTTTTATATTGATGTTGGTAATATGGCAGCAGAAGATGTAGAGCAATACATCGAACAAGTTAAAACACAAATGAAGCGCAATCAAGTCATAGACGAAGATAGTGGGCGAGTTGATTTACGCTACAATGCTATGAGTGTAGACGAAGATTTTTACATTCCAATTCGTGGTGCTGCAAGCAATACAAGAATTGAGACACTCGCTGGTGGACAATTCACTGGCGACATTGATGACGTGAATTATCTTCGTGATAAACTCTTTTCAGCACTTAAAGTACCAAAGGCTTACCTAGCTCAATCGGACGCACAAGAAGATAAAACAACTCTATCTCAAAAAGATATTCGCTTTGCTAGAACCATTCAGCGCCTACAGCGAGTCATTATTGCAGAGCTAGAAAAGATGTGTATTATCCATCTCTACACTCTTGGTTATAGAAATAACGATTTATTATCTTTTAAACTATCTCTGAACAACCCATCTAAGATTGCCGAACTGCAAGAACTTGAACATATGCGAACTAAGTTTGATGTCGCTGGTACTGCTACAGACGGATACTTTTCTAAACAGTGGGTATACCGAAACATCTTTAAAATTTCTGAAGAGGAAATTGACAGAATTCAAGTTGAGCAATTTACAGATGCTATTCAAGGTGCTGCTATTGAAGAAGCAGGCACGGTCCCTGAAGCCGGCGAAGGCGGCGGCTTGGGTGGAGACGACTTAGGTGGTGATCTAGGGGACGATCTTGGCGGTGATGAGGGCGCAGCGGAAGAACCCGCTGATGAAGGACCACTTCTCGCCGAGCCGGATATTGAACCCGGTCAACGAAATGATAACGGCTATATGTATGTAAAGAGCCCCAAATGGAAACAAGGTGCTCGCCGTCGCAGTATGAACGGTGCTTACAACAGGGAAGCGGCTGGTTCGTCTCGCCGCACACTATTTAAAGATAAAGAAATGCGTGCCCTTGCAAACGGCACTATTGGAGAAAGTAGTCAATCGGAAGAAGAATTAATATTTGAAACTCAATTTGATATTAAACAATTAATACAACAACTGGAAATAAAAAATGAAGGTCAAGCATAATAAAAAAAGAAACACAGCTTTTCTGTACGAAGCCCTTGTAAGAGAATTAACAAAATCAGTTGTTGAGCAGAATACTTCTCGCTCACAAAAGGTAAAGAAAATTCTCAAAGAACACTTCGGAAGTGGGAGGGTATTATTTAGTGAACTAGGATGCTTTAATGCACTTTCACAAAAAGATGACCTTGATCGCTATAACGCTGAGAAAATTATATTCCGTGCCAAAAAAGAATATGAATCCTTAAATCAGGAGGAGATCTTCAAGGAACAATCAGTTGTCATCAAGAAGATTAATAGTGAATTGGGAAAGGATGTTTTTAACACATTCGTACCTGATTATAAATCCTACGCTACCTTAGCTCAGATTTTTGGTAATAAATTGGCCGTTAAGTCTAGAGTAATTATGGAGCAAAAAATACTGGATACTCTCACTTCTGGAAACTTAGAGCCTCAAAAATTACAGCCAGTTGATAATTTGGTAGTTAAATCATTTACTGAGAATTTTAACAAAGAGTACGCTAGTTTGCTTCCGGAGCAGAAATCATTACTCAATAGATACATTAGCTCTTTTAACGAAAATGAGGCAGACTTTAGACTTTATGTTGGTACCGAACTCATAAGAATAAAAGAGCGTGTAGAAGCATCCCTAAATCTCCCAGAAGTTCAGGATGACCAAGAGATGGTTGATAGCACTCGCCGTGTTATAGAGCAAGTATCCGGTTTTAATGTTTCTAATTTAAATGAGCAACAGATTTTAAAAATCTTGAAGCTCCAAAAACTAGTAAGAGAATACGAAGAAAATGCCAATAACAATTAAAATAGGTGATGCTGCTAAGGAGGAAAAGAAGCCGATACAAGCTTCTATATCCTTACAAATCAAGAAGACTCTTGATGGTAATTTGCTTATTCTAGACCATGAATATCTGGATATCGTTATCAATCCTACTGAAGGTAAGATTATTACTATGCCCAAGCCCAACATTGAAAAAGATATTTATGACTACCAAAAAGAACTTATGAATGATCTTTTTGTGGGTGGAGTATCTGAAGCAGCAGCGCCACGTGGCGGTTCTGTTTTTGGCATGGTTGAGACAACCTATCCCACTGAGGGAGAAGTTGACACACTTCAAGCTGTCCTTTATCGTATTGATAATTTTCTTACTAGAACTGCTGATTCTGAAAAGGTTGCTCAGGAGTATGACGAAAATATTGAAGATAGATTTACAGATCCTAACGCAGAGGATTCAACAAAGTATGGCGAGATTCCACCATACCAAGACACACCAGAGGGCAGCGGGCTTCAGGGTGACCCAACCTATACGTTTGCGGGATACGGCTACTACTACTAATGTCCCTCATATATTTTATTCTGTGTTCCTACGGAATGACCCAGATATTAGCTTTTGCTAAAGTATTTGATTTTATACGCCCCAAACACCACTTTTTTAACTGCCCAATGTGCATTGGCTTCTGGGTTGGCGTTTTCTTAATGATACTTAACCCCTACACCGAACTATTTACTTTTGGTGTTAGTTTGGTGAACGCTTTGCTATTGGGATCGCTTTCATCGGCTACATCATATGTGTTATGTATGGTAATATCAGATGGAGGTATTCAACTTGAACACCGAACAAAAGGGAGCTTGGACGCAAAAGTGGATGTTACGCCCCGTAACAAACTGCTGTCGTGGTAGTTGTACCGTGCGGGTAACGCCCGCACTCAAAGGAGATAATAATGAATAAAAAATACGTACTTCAAGAATTTATGAACCTAGATTACAGTGACGATCTTCTCACAGAGGAAGAACGTGACGGCAATCGGAATGGTACTCATCTTATTGTGGCTGGAAAAATCCAAGCCGCTGACGCAAAGAATGGCAACGGTCGGGTTTATCCTCGCCCAATCCTTGAGCGTGAGATGAAGAATTATGAAAAGCTTGTCCGAGAAGGACGAGCCATCGGAGAATTAGACCACCCTGATACATCAGTAGTTGAGCTTAAAAACGCTAGCCATGTTATTACTGAAGTTTGGTGGAAGGGTGACGACGTAATGGGCAAGATGAAAATTCTCAATACTCCAGCAGGACAAATTGCCCGCCAACTTGTAGAAGGCGGCGTTCAACTAGGTATTTCTAGTCGTGGTCTTGGATCAACAAGTCAAAAGGGTGGCGTTACTATGGTAGAAGACGATTTTCAACTTCTGTGTTTTGACCTAGTATCCGAGCCTAGCACCACGGGTGCTTTCCTGGTAGCAGAAAATAAAATCAAAACACACTTAACTAAAGCAGATCGTATTAATCGTGCTCTAAATGATATTTTAGACAGCGAATAGAAAGAAAAGAGGTTATAATGAAAAAATCAGATCTTAAGAAAATTATAAAAGAGTGCGTCAGGGAGGTTATCCTAGAGGATGGTATGTTATCAGGCATTGTATCCGAAGTTGTTCAGGGAATGAGCGGACCAGTAATTAAAGAAGCACAACAAGTTAAGCGCCCACAGGCCTCACCCGCCTCGGCTCATTTGGCAGAAACCAAAAAGAAGGTTTTAAGTGCAATGGGTACCACTTCATACGAGGGTTTAAAAGATAAATTCAAAAACCCAGAGTTGTTTGAAGGAACTCAACCAATCCGTGAGAACAAGGGACAAGGAGCCTTGTCTGGCATTGCGCCAAACGACCCTGGTGTAGATATAACAAACATTCCCGGCTTTGGAAGCTGGTCAAATGTCGCCACAGCGACAAGAAAGTAAAATTATGAGAAGAAGAAAACCTAGACCATTAAGTCCTTGTGTTACAGTTAGGGCAGAAGATAATAATGGCGATCCCGACCGGATGGTACGTCAATTCCGTAAGCTAGTTAAGGCGGAGGGTATTATTGAAGAGCAGCGTAATCGCCGCTACTTTAAGCCTGACAGTGAGAAGCGCAGGGAACAAAAAGAAGAAAGACAAAGATTAATCAATAAGGTGAATAGACGTAGGACAGAACTACTTAAGCCTAGAGACAGATACAAAAAGAGGAGGTCGTAATCAATGTCGGACCAAACAGTTTATTACACAAGACAATATGCAGGACTGGGGAGTGTGGGCTCTTATCAGGTTGCTGGCACTCCTTTTATGACAGGAAGTACGATTACGGGCGGCGCTGAGTTTGTCGTGAATTTTCCAGCCGTTACGAGATCTATTACAATTATCAATAAGGACGCTGCCAATGACGATATTCGTGTACATTTTCAATCCAAAGACACTGCTAGAACAATAGCTGGGATACACTATATTACTCTTGGTGATCTAAACTCTTCTTTGACGATGAACATTAAATGTAACGAGGTATATCTCTCTGCACCAGGCGGCGATGCCACCTTTGAGATGTTTGCAGAGCTAACAGGGATCAATCCTGCTGGTATGTTTCCTCTGACTGGTTCTGGTATTGACGAATAAAATTTAGGAGAATATTATAATGGGCTTCGGTAGTGGCGGCGGAGGTTTCACACCCTCACCAAACAATGTTCCTGGGAGCACCCAGGCAGGGACAGATAAAGATACTGATCTGCATCAGTTTACTGGTTCTGTTGACATTACCGGATCTCTAACTCTTAACGGCTCTGCTGTAACCGGCGGCGGTGGCGGCGGAACCCCCGGTGGCTCCGACACACAGATCCAGTACAATAACGGTGGTGCTTTTGGCGGTGCTTCTGGTCTAATCTACGACGATGTAAATAACCGTGTTGGTATCGGCGTCGCCGACCCCGATTCTAAGATTGAGATTCTCAGTACAACGACTCAACAGAAGTGGTCTTATGACGCTGATAGTTTTGCAACCCTAACAGTTGCGGATGATAGTGAGGTAACCGTTGCAACAGGAGAAGCTGGCAACCTAATATTAGATGCTGGAGGAGATATCCGCCTGAATGCTGCCGGCGGCGATATTTCATTTAGAGAAAACGCTGAAGTCAAGCTTATCTTTGATATGGATACTGCTGGCGGCACAACCAAAATATATTCTGGTGTAGCCGGCGATGATTTAATATTTGGAACAGCCCCAGGCGGTGCGGGAAATGTGCTCACTATCAAAGATGATGGAAAAGTTGGATTAGGACTAAATGACCCTGACTCGACACTAGAGGTCCGCAGCACAACCACCCAGCAAAAGTGGTCTTATGACGATGACCATGGATTCACAATAACCGTTGGAGATGACGGAGAAACTATTCTTGCGGTTAGTGGAACTACTGTTAGTCCAAGTCCAGCTTCCGACCTTGTTTTTGATGTTAGTAAGGGTGGTGACATCTTCTTTAGAAGGTCTGGCGATAGACTTAGGTTTGGTATCTCAACAGGCGAGACCATCGTACAGGTAGATAATGTTAACACTGATTTAGTTTATAGGATTCATCCCAACGGCGGTCTCGGTGCCGTAGGTACTGAAATCGCAAGGTTTGATGCTTCTGGGGCAGGTGCTTTCTTGATGTCTGGAACTATTAGTGTCCCAGGCGGCAACGCCCCCATCAACTTTAGAGACACAGCAACGAACATTCATTCGCCGGGGGCTAATCGTCTAGCTCTCACTGCTCCAACTTTGGAAGTTACAGGCACACTAGGTTTGAATGGTACAAGTTTAGCTTCTACTGCTGCTGAACTTAACCTTTTGGATGCATCAGGTGTTACTCCAACAGCGGCTTCTTGGGCAGCAGTGGAGCGTATAGGTGTTTACGATATTAGTGGTGAAAAACCTGGAGCCGGCGGCACAACTTATACATTGGGAACATTGCCATCCGGTTCAGTAATTACAGATGCATACTTGGATATTCATGCGGTCTTTACTCCTGTTGATGGTACAGCAGGAGAGATCAGCATAGGCATTGGAACGGATACTACATTTCCAATTGCTGGCGGCAGTGCCGCTGCAATTCTTGATTTTGCCCCTATAAATGCTCTTACTAATGCAGGCTCTGCATTTAACTCCAATACAACTACTGGCGTTCTGAACCTTAAAAACTTCGGCTTCGGTGCAGGTCTTGCCATCGCATCGACCGTCAAAAAGCTCCCTGCACAAGAAAACGTACAATTGCTCGTCGCTGATGTCGGCGCTGGCAATGATGGCGGATTAGCTACTTCTAGTGCTAAACTTTACATTAAGTATGTTGTGATGTAGGGGATGAGCAACATTTCTAGTCGTTTACATTTTTGATCTACTATTTATTTTGATGTAATATCATCAACTAAAGGGGATTATATATGTCTAATATGTTAGAGCAGGCTATCATTGATGCAAAAGCACTTCGTGAGGCTGCTGTCAAAAGCGCCGAAGCCAATATTGTAGAGAAGTACAACGATGAAGTTCGTAATGCTGTTCACAAGCTTTTAGAACAAGAAGATGAACTAGGTCTTGATATGGATCTTGGCTCCGAACCTGAAGCTGAAGCTGAAGTAGAAGTAGAAGTAGACAGTACAGCCATGGAACAAGTACCTATGGCTCATCTTTCTGGCGAAGACGAAGAAATCGTCGTGGTAGACCTGGATGATATTATCGCCGCCGCTGAGTCTGAAGATGGCGACGAAGAGCCAGTGGAGATGGATCGTGAAGAGATTGCCGATGAGGTCGGATTACCCCTTGAAGATGAAGCTGCATTTAATCGTTCCGACGAAGAGATCAACCTTGACGAAAATGAATTAGTTGAGATGTTTAAGGAGCTACTCGTAGTAGATATACCTCAAGTAGAGTTGGATCGTGCAGAAGAGAGATTAAGCAAGGACGAAGTTGAGCAGGATGAAGCAGTTGAAGCTGTAGAGACTGACGGCATGGACGAAGAAGACGCTGAAGATCTTGAACGTTCTGACCTTAAGAACAACGCCCCTCAACAAGAGGCACTTAAAAAAGAAAATGAAAACCTCAAGGGTCTCCTTGAGCAAGTAAAAAACAAATTACAAGAAATAAACTTGCAAAACGCAAGATTATTATATGCGAACCGTGTTCTTGGAGATTCCTCCTTGAATGAGCAGCAAAAAGCTAAAATTGCTGAGTTAGTTTCTGGAGCACGTTCGGTAGAAGAAGCGAAGATGGTTTACGAAACCCTTCAAAAGACAATGGCGGGCATCACAAAAGAAGCTCCACAATCGTTGTCTGAAGCAGTATCAAGAAGATCCTCGGTAATTCTTAGTGGGAATCGTAAAGATGACCGCACTACTGAATCCAGTCCAACATATAGTCGTTGGGCAACTCTCGCAGCAATTAACAACAAAGACAAATAATTTTATAAAGGAGATTAAAAATGTCTGTATTAAACACACTCACCGAAGGTATTAGAGCACGCTCTCTTGCCAATGAAGGTGAAGCTCTTCTTGAGAAGTGGGAAAAGACTGGTCTTCTAGAGGGTCTAAGCGACAACGGTCGCTCGAGCATGGCTCGTCTTCTAGAAAACCAAGCTGCTCAGCTTCTTAAAGAAACAAGCACAATGCAAGCCGGGGACGTCGAAGGCTTCTCCGCAGTTGCTTTCCCAATCGTCCGCCGTGTATTCGGTCAGCTTTTGGCACAAGAACTCGTTTCAGTTCAACCAATGAGTCTTCCATCGGGTCTCATCTTCTTCTTGGACTTCGTGTTCTCTCCAGAAGGTGGCATGACTGACGGTGCTCGTCTAGGTAACGCTGAAAACACCTCCATCTATGGTGGTGGCAAGGTTGGTGCTCAAATCACAGGTGGTGTTGACTTGTCCCGAAACGACGGTCAGCTTTCCGCTTACTCATTGAACAATGGTTACGCCTCCCCAGTACGTCTAGATGCCGTCAACGCTATTGCAGTTGTCGCTTCTGGTACATATGGCGATACTGCATCTAGCCCAGGTGGTGATTATTTCACCCAGTTGCGTTCTGATCCAGTTTTCGTATCTGGTTCAACCGCATGGTTGGTCGCCACAATTGACGAGCCAAGTGATCTTAACACAGAAGATCTTGTAGCTGTCACAGTACGCACAGCCGCTCAGCCAAGTGGTATCATTGGTACAAATAAGTTCCAAGTACGTCGTCTTACACGTCAGTCAGCAACTGCTGGCAAGCTTGACGTTGTTTTCTTCGGCACAGGTTCTGCTGGAACCCTAGCCGCAGAAGAGCTTTCAGACGCTGTTGAAGCAATGACAGGTACTTCTTACCCAAGTCAGGATGGCTTTACTGATGGCAACGCCCTTGGTTCGGTTGTCGGTACAGCTACATGGGAGCTTGAAAACAATGCTGCCATTCCAGAAATTGACATCAAAGTTGATTCCGTGGCTGTTACAGCATTGACCAAGAAGCTAAAAGCTAAGTGGTCCCCAGAACTAGCACAAGACTTGAATGCTTACCACAACCTTGACGCTGAAGTTGAGTTGACAAGCATCTTGTCCGAGCAAGTTGCTCTTGAAATTGATCAAGAGATCCTTGAAGACCTTGTTAAGGGTGCAACTGCTGGTACATTGTACTGGTCTCGTAGCCCAGGCAAGTTCCTCAACCGTGAAACAGGTGCTATCGTTAACGGTACAACCTACCCAGATTTCACAGGTACTGTATCTGAGTGGTACGAAACTCTTCTTGAGACTGTCAACGAAGTAAGTGCTCGTATTCACCGTAAGACACTACGTGGTGGTGCCAACTTCCTAGTTACCTCCCCAGAAGTAGCTAACATTCTTGAGTTCACCTCCGGTTTCCGTGCTTCCGTCTCTGTAGACGACAAGGATGGTTCTTGGGGCGTTCACAACGTTGGTTCCATTAGCCGTAAGATGGACATTCATGTCGATCCTTACTTCCCACGTAACCTACTACTAGTAGGTCGTAAGGGCAGCAGCTTCCTAGAAAGCGGCTATGTATATGCTCCTTACGTCCCACTACAGGTCACACCTACCATTTTTGGTACCGAGGACTTCGTACCTCGTAAGGGAGTCATGACTCGCTACGCCAAGAAGATGGTACGCCCTGACATGTACGGACTAGTAGTCTGCGCAGATCTAGTAGCTGACGTGTCCTAGTATATTATACTCCCTAGGGAGTGAATAAACTTGAGAGAACCCCGTCCTAGTGGCGGGGTTTTCTTATTTAGGGAAGAAATAGGGAACCGAAAAACTATTTATACAATAAGCGAGGATTCCACATGCCCACAAACCTTCAACCATCAAGTACAGTAAGTGCCGTAGTACTACCTTCTACAGGGTCTACTGATGATGTTATAAGTTCTTTATCATATGGTATTTATACTACAGATACTTTTATAAGCGGTGCTGTAGACCAAGTGGCTTACACTTACAATAAGTTGGGCGGCAGAGTATTAGATTTAGAAATCACCCCAGCAATTGTATATAATTCCTACGAAGAGTCATGTCTGGAATATTCTTACTTGATCAATACTCATCAAGCTAAAAATGTTTTATCTGATCTTTTGGGTAATACTACAGGTTCATTTGATGAGGATGGAGAATTTACTGAATATGGGAATGGGTTAGAAGTAAAGCCCAATCTTAAATTCCCACGCTTTCAATTGGGTTATGCTACTCACGTCGGACGAGGTGTTAGTCTTCATGCCGGTGTAGGAGCATCTCAGACAATCTACTCTGCTTCTTTTGACGCTGTTGATAATCAACAGGATTATGATCTGCAAGATATTATTTATAGTGCGTCTCTTGAGGCAAATACACCCTTTAGTAATAGTGTAGGTAAGAATGCTATTACCATCCAAAGAGTTTATTATAAAACCCCACAAGCTATGTGGGCTTTTTATGGTGGCTATTCAATCGGCGCAGTTGGTAACCTTTCCACTTACGGGATGTATGCTGACGACAGTCAGTTCCAATTAGTTCCTGCATGGCAAAATGTACTACAGGCATATGCTTTTGAAGAAGATCTAAATGTAAGAGCATCACATTACTCTTTCCGTATTAATAATAACAAGTTAAGAATCTTCCCAATTCCCAGTGGTGTTACTCCTAAGAAGTTTTGGGTGGATTTTAGAGTCTCCGAGGACGCATTCTATGAGGACCCTGACCGGAAATATGGCGCAGATGGTGTCAACAATATGAACACACTGCCTTTCCCTAATGTCCCTTATAAAAATATTAACAGTATCGGAAAGCAGTGGATTCGCAGGTTTGCACTGTCTCTGGCTAAAGAAACATTAGGACAGGTTAGATCAAAACTCGCCTCTATTCCTATCCCTGGAAATGAGGTTACTCTCAATGGTCCTGCTTTGGTCTCTGAAGCTAAAGAAGAACAAAGCTTACTAAGAGAAGAATTAAAGACTGTCCTTGATGAGATGGCTTACGGGGCTCTTGCCGAGGGTGATGCTCAAATGATGAATAATCTTCAGGAAGTCGTTGGGAAGATCCCAATGGGCATCTATGTGGGTTAAGTAGATGGCTCAAAATAGATGGACACAACCTACTAATCCTCCACCACCCTTGTTTGTAGGGAAGGCTGAGAGAGATTTTGTAAAACAGATCAACGATGAGGTAATTGAACACGTTGTTGGTCAACAAGTATTGTATTTTCCAATAGATCAGACATTAACAAAATACAACGTTTATGGTGAAGCAATAGATAAGACTTTTTTACCCCCAATCAGGGTGTACTCCCTTGTTGATTATGAGGGTTCTGAACGTAAGCAAGACGAGTTTGGCTATGATAGTATTTTTAAAATTAAAATTAATTTTCACAAGCGCCGTCTAACTGAAGATCAGGATTTGTTTGTCCGTCCCGGAGATTTTGTCCAGTACGATTTGCAATATTTTGAGATTGTAGATGTTTTTGAAGAGGCTCGCTATCTGTTTGGGCAGGATTCTGGCTTTGCTGACGGAAAAGCACTTTCGGTCCAAGCATCCTGTATTCAAGCAAGAAAAGGTTTATTCAATCCAGGGAAAAATATTTAGGAAACTAAGCTATGCCAAAACGTACTGAGTTAAATCAAGAATTACAAGCTAGATATGGTTTCAACCCCTCTACCCTAGAGACGATTGACACTGCGTTTTTTAACTATTTAAATGACGATCTAAATATCTTCTGTAACACAAATGGAGGCTTCCACAAAGTCCCGGTTGTGTTTGCGTCGCCCGAAAGATCATTTCAGATTAAAGATGATCCAAATCTACGACCTAACGGACGAACATTAGAGTACCCCATGATGTCTATTGTAAGAGGGACTGTAGTTAATAACCCAAGTAATAAAGGAAAATACGGAGTGTATATTCCACCTTACTACGGATTTTATAAAAAGGGCGGTGCTATTCCTTTTGCCCGTCGTGTAAATCAAGAAAAGTCTCGTGAGCGTGCAAACCTCACGGCAAAGAAAATATTTAAACAAGATAACTTTCCCTTTGACAATGAGAAGGTAGTATATGACACGCTGTATATTCCGATGCCCACTTATGTGGAAGTCACTTATGAGGTAAAACTCATAACAGAATATCAGAGCCAGATGAACGAAATCATGCAGGCGTTTTTAGGGTCTTTTTCTACGCCCGTAGCGTTTAACATTGAGCATGACGGCCATCAATTTGAAGTTTTTGGCGATGAAACCTTTTCAAACGAAGGAAACAACAGTGGGCTAGGGCTAGAAGAAAGAATCTTTAAAAGCACGACCACCCTTACAGTTTTAGGTTACGTTATTGGTGCAGGAGAAAATGATAAAGTACCCACCGTAACAGTGCGTGAATCCGCTGCTGAGGTTACAATTGGCAGAGAAAGGGTAGTGCTCGGTGACGAGCCTGAGTTCCATGCTGGTAGAAAAGATAAATACAGAAGATAATCAACCTGGCGTTTGGAACAGTGCCTTACTATTTATTATTGGTATTTAGTGTAAATTGTTAGATACCTTACTATACGATTAAAACCGAGGAGAAAACATTTCGATGGCTGACAACTCTTCTAAAAAGTTTAAGTTCATTTCGCCTGGAGTGTTCGTTGACGAGATAGATCAATCACAACTTCCAGCAACCCCAACCGAGATTGGACCAGTAGTTATTGGGCGTTCCCGCAAGGGACCTGCCAATAAACCTGTGCAAGTAAACTCATATTCTGATTTTGTACAGACTTTTGGTGATCCTGTGCCTGGTAATGAAGGCGGCGACGCATGGCGTGAAGGCAATAATACTGCTCCTACTTACGCCCCATACGCTGCAAAGGCTTGGTTGAGAAACAATTCTCCTCTTACCTTCCTCCGTGTTTTGGGTGACCAAGCAACGGGCGCTACTGGCACCGGCTTGGCAGGCTATTCGGTAGGTACTGCTGGTACCAGCAGTGACAGCGGCGGTGTATATGCTTTGGTTGTGTTCCCGTCCTCATCGCTCCTCAACGAAGGAACCGTTGTCTCGGGCGCAGTGGCCGCACAGTTCTATTTAGAGTCCGGGCGTGTTCTTCTCTCGGCATCTACGGGACAAAACGGATCAACATTGTACGCTGTCGGCGGAGCAGATGATTTTACACTCGTATTTACGGGATCAACCGGCGGGGTAGATGAAAAAGTTCAAGTTAGTCTAAACCCTGACTCGGATAACTTCCTGAGAAAAGCTCTTAACACAAATCCAACAATCACTAACAGTGAGATTACAACTGCTGCAACCCGAACATTCTATCAGGGTGGTATTTACTGGCTCGGCGAGTCTTATGAATATCAGGTCGGCGCTAAGGGCGAAGACAAACTTGGGCTTTTGTCTGGGTCAGATAACACTAAATTTCATGCTGCTATTCTTCCAATGGTTGAGAACAACAGCAATATAAACGTTCAACAGAATGACTTTAACGCTGCTGCTACAAAGGGCACCACTGGTTGGTTTATCTCTCAGGATTTAAGCACCGATAATACCTCTTATCGTGCTCGTAATCAACAGAAGCTGTTCCGTCTTGAGGCTCTCACCGCAGGTGCTTGGGCTCAAAGAGAAATTAAAGTCTCTATCTCAAACATTAAGGCTCCCACCGGGAACTTCCAATCTTATGGTAGTTTCTCTGTTCTTATCCGTGAGATTACTGACAATGATAACAGGCAAGTTATCCTTGAAAGGTATGATAACCTAAACTTGAACCCAGCATCTCCAGACTATATTGCTAAAAGAATTGGTGACAAGTACCAAGTCTATAGCACATCAGAGTTAAGAAATGTTGAGTACGGAGAGTTTGAAAACCAATCTAACTTCGTTCGTGCAGTGGTCAATGAAGATGTGGCCGCTGGTTCAGGCGAGACTCGTTGGTTACCATTCGGCGTCTTCGGTCCTATCAAATACCGTGATGTGGGTGTGGTCAGCGGCTCCTCTGGTTTTAGTACGTCCCTCAACGCTCCCGTTGCCGGCGCACGTGGTGGTGTACGCACTATACTTGATGGCGATGTAGACACTGACTATGGCTTAGCAGGTCATACTGCTGCCGGTGATTCAATTCTTTCTTTGGAAGGGTTGCCAGCCATGGATCATGCTACATCTTTCTTCAGTGGTTCAATCCAGTTCCCAAGTGTTCCTTTGAGAACTAAGAGCACATGGGGCTCGCCTAGAAACACAAATAATACTTTCTGGGGCGCATGGACTGGCAGAACAAATACAAATACGTTCTTTAACCCATCCATCCGTGACTGCCTAAGACCAAGATCTTTTGACTTTAGTTCTATTAATGATAATCCAGCCAGCACTGCGCTGGACGTAGCTGGTGAAACAACCGCTAAAGCTGCAAGTGAAGCGTTTGAGATTGCTTGGGTATTCTCCCTAGATAATGTCTCTGGCTCGGTCTCTGCCGGATATCAGTACCAAGGTGGAAACACTGGCTACAGACAGCAAGGAGTAAGTCTCAGTGCAGTAGGTTCTTATAAAACACCTTTAGCCAATGGCATAGACCGTTTTACAACTACTTTGCACGGTGGTTTTGACGGCTTAGACATCACTGAAAGAGATCCGTTCAGAAATACTAAGATGGACGCCATCACTAACATTAGTGACACAAATTCTTACGAACTTTTCTCTCTTAGGAAGGCAATTAACATTGTGGCTGATCCTGATAGTGTGCAGATGAACGCAATTACCATCCCAGGTGTTACTGTTACTGCTGTCACAGACTCACTTTTGGAGACTGCCGAGGATCGTGCAGATACTCTTGCAATTATTGATATTCCAAACGCCTATGTCCCAGACACTGAGAGTTCTGCTAGTGCGGAGGCTAGAAATACGGAGAGTACGCCTGCCTTAGCTGCCAGTAACCTTTCTGATCGCAGCATCAACAACAGCTATGGTGCAGCATATTACCCATGGGTACGAATCTTGGATAACAACACCAATCAGACCCTGTGGGCACCACCTTCAATCGCTGCTTTGGGTGTTCTATCCAGCACCGATAGGCAACAGGCACCATGGTTTGCCCCAGCGGGCTTTACCCGTGGCGGACTAAGTGAAGGTGCTGCTGGTGTGCCAGTGTTAGATG